CCTCAGACCCAAGCAATGTGTTCTTTGAAGATGTCAAACCGGAGATGGCAGCGTTACTCAAAGAAGGCAGAGCGGCGGATATGCAGGAAGCTTACGACATGGCTTGTTGGGCTAGACCAGACATACGTCCTTTACTGCTTCAGGCACAGCAAAAGCAGGAGCAGGAAGTAAAGAGGTCGAAAGTACAAAAAGCACGTAGCGCAGCCGTATCTGTGGCTGGGTCACCGTCAGGATCTAGTGCAAGGGGAAACCCTGAGAACAGAACTCTAACGGAAGAGCTGGCAGCAAATATGCGAGCACTACAAGGTCGAATCTAACTCTCTATGAGGTAATACCATGACGCTAATTAATCCTAGTGCAGTAATGACAGAAGTCGTTACAACCACCCTGCGTAACCGCACGGGTAAACTGCAAGACAACGTTTCGAAAAATAACGCCCTATTAGGTCGTCTAAAAAAACGCGGAAAACTCAAGACCGTACCAGGTGGCCGCACCATCGTCCAAGAGATGGAATATGCTGAGAATGTAGCAAAGAAATATGCTCTTGACATAATGTCTGTTGGTGAGGGATGGTCAAAAATCTCTTATGCTGCAAAAATGTCTAATATGCCAATAGAGAAAGCAAGGCAAATGTTTGAAGACCTAGCTGTATCTTCTCGTGCATTTGGCTTATCTGCTGACGATACAAAAGGTGCAATGCGAGCTGTTATCCAAATGATGGGTAAAGGGAAAGTTAATGCTGAAGATTTAAGACAGCAATTAGCTGAGCGTATTCCTGCCGCTATACCTATGTTAGCTAAATCAATGGGTATAACAATAGCTGAGCTTGAAGATCAGATGAAGCAAGGGTTAATTCCTGCTGAGAAATTAGTTGGAATGTTTAGCTTGATGGCTTCCGATGTTAAAGGTAGTGGAGCACTTAACAAGTCTTTAAAATCAATGGGTGCTGCTCAAACATCATTATCAAATGCTTTGAAGAAATCCTCAAAGTTATTTTGGGGTGATGGAATGAAAGGTGGTTTCAAAGATTTTATCTTTATGATAACTACTTTCCTTGAGAAAAATGAAGGCAGTATTCAACAATGGGGTAATACATTCTCCATTGCTGGTAAAATTGTTTTAGATACACTTGGAGCAATAAGTCCAATCCTATCAACAGTTAATACTGGACTCAATGAGCTATCACAGTTAACAATGACAGGTAGTGTTTCAAAAACACAATTTGGTCAATTGAACACTCTGGGTAAAACACTTGCAGTTATTAGCTGGCTTATACATGACGTTAAGCTTGCTTATGAAGGATTACAAGTTCTCATAAGTGGTGGTGAAATTAGTGGTGGTCAACATAAGACTGAACCTTTTATAGCCAGATCAAAATCTAGCAGAAGGTCTTTTGAAGATCAACAAAAGTGGGAAACAAAATATGGCGGTGACCTGAAAGTTATTGAAGATAGGCTCCTGAGTAAACAACTCAAAGCTCCTGCCTCTGCTTTGTTTGGTCATAAAAAACAAAGGTGGTTAATGGAACAGGCTGAACAGTTAAACACCATGCGTAGTTCTCTTGGTGGTAAAGATGCTTACTCTTTTGGTATGCAGTCTGGAAGCTTGTCAAATATGCTAAGGATTGGTGAGAAGTTGGCCACTAATCTTACTCAAGGAAAATTAGAGTTTAAACTAGATGCATCTGATGTGATTAAACTCAACAGAGATGGAACGGCTGATGTCAGCATCCCTTATGGTTTCCAATTAGGGTTTAGTGATTCAGGTGGTAAAAACAGAGGTATTTAATGGGTAAATTTTATATTGAGACCTCTGAAGTTGGAGTTAGTGGTAAGTACATGATATTCGAGATGAGTGCAACAACTGATGTAGCTGTTGCCATCTCAAACTCTTTGTCACAATATCCAATAGAAGATGGAACTATTCTCACTGATCATGTTGTTGAGTCTCCAAAAGTAATAACTCTCTCAGGTATTATTACTGACATTGCTAGTATTACAGTTAATGTTGGTAATAATAAACAACCATTCAGAAATGATATGCAGGTTGAGTTAGTAAGAGAATATATAGAAACTCTTGAACAGAAAATAGCAGATAGAGAAACATTTTCTATATATTTTTCAAATATTTTAAAACCTGTTACAAATTGTTTTATCACAAGATTTTCATTCTCAAAGAATAACACTCTTGGTGGAGAATCTTGGGAAATAAGCCTCGAAGCTACAAAGATTAGACAAGCTGTTCGTGCTGAATTTGTTTATGCACCAAATGTTGATTTTAGAGCATTACTTGCACAACCGAAGAAAGCTGCTTCAACAAAAAATAGTTGTGATTCTTCTAAAGTATCTCCTCAAATTGAGAATACCAATCCTGTACAAAAACCACCGAGTTATGATGATCAACGCTCCATATCTTGGGATTACATGATGAATGATATACCCGCCCCTGAATTCAGGGTAACTGAAGAAGTTATTAAGAAGAAAGTTAATAATTATAAACCCATAGACCCAATGTACATGAGGAAATAGACAATGATCCAATTTCCTATGACAGAAAATGGTAATTCATCACATGATGTAACTCTGTTTGGGCAAGTTTACACCTTTGCATATAAATACAATACACGAAATCAACGTGTTTATTTATCAATCTACAAGGATGGTGTTGTTTTAATTAACGGAATTAGACTTGTAGCATTAGGTTTCCCAATACAGCAATACCCTCTAACTGATTTTCCACCTATTCAATTGTATGTTGGTTTATTAGGAAATGGTGTTGAACCAACTTTAGGGAATTTTGGTATTAATAAAGAATTCTCTTTAATTGGAGTTGGTTGGGAGGATGTGTAGTGGCTGTGCCTCAAAGAAAATATAATCTTTACATTGGTTATGTAAAAGAGCTAGATGATAAGTTAAAAAATAAGTTATCCAGCTCTGGATTAAATTCAAAAACTATTGACATGCAGTCCCTCCCAATAGATAAGCAATTTATAAAGATAACTGAACACCAAATCACTGCCAATGTACATTATCCTCGTAATGGTTCTTCAGGTAAGAGCGTACAACAGACAATAACTGTCACTAATCCAAATGAAAGTACGATTGTGATGTGTAGGTCTGCAAATGTTGTCTTGCTTGAAGCTGGATACAACGATGATATTTCTCTCCCTATAATTTGTGCAACACAGATTGTTGAATCTCAAGTTGAGAAGCAAGGGCAGGATAGAGTTCTGACATTGATATGCTCTGATGCTCATCGTGTTAAAAGGGAAATATCAATTAGTAAGACGTATGGTGCATCTCTCACTTATAAAGATGTTATTGACGATTTGTTAACACAGTTTATTACGTATGGTGTTCCATCTGTAGCAGATTTAAGTGGTTTAGCTGACAGGCAGTTGGGGAGAGCTAAGGTGTTCTCTGATGGACTAGCTGAAGCATTAACCAATGTTTGTAATTCTGTTGGTTATCGTTGGTTTTTATCAGCAGGGATAATCTATGTTGAACCAAAGGTAAAACCTTCTGTTGAAGTTATGAAGCGTTCAATAAGAGTGCTTCCTGAGAATGTAAAACAACAAATACGTGAAGTAAAGCAAACTATTAATCGTAGCCCAAAAGAAAAAATACAAGAGCGTGGTATAAGTATTGTTCTTAATTTAAATGGTAATTTCTCTGCGGGTGAAGTTGTTGATGTAACGTTTGGAGAATTTGAAGGTTCTTACTTCATACGTGATGTTAAACACTCTCTTGATTTTGAAGGGAGTCAGTGGGATACAATTGTTGAGTGTTTTAAATAACAGGTGAATTATGGCAATGGATTTTAGTGATGCAGTTAATGATCACATTAAAGGCGCACTAGCACAGCTATACACAAGCATTCCTGCCATAGTAACAAATGTAAGTAAGCTTGAAAGTGATAATGTAGTAAGTGTTCAGCCTGCTGTAAATAAGATAGATGGTGATGAATTATCATACCCTATGTCTGAAATACCTGATGTCCCCATACAGTGGCCTGCTGGTGGTGGTGGTGTATTAACCTTTCCATTAGCCGTTGGTGATGATGTATTATTACAATGTACAATTGTATCCATTGCTGAATGGTGGTTATCAGAATCTGGGACAGTAACACCATTTGATACACGTATGCATGACATATCTGATTGCATTGTCATCCCTTCTATTTTTAGGAAAGGTAAGAATCCAGCTCCTAGTGCTGATAGTGTTCAGTTAAAGTTTGGTGGCCATGCTATCACGTTAGAGAAAGCCGGTGGCAATTTGATCCTAAGCTCCACAACACCCATAGTGATAGATTCAGATTTAGAAGTGAATGGAAACATAACCGCCACTGGTGAAATAACAGCAGCTAGTAATTCTGCTATACCAATTGCTATGACCGCTCACATTCATACAGGTAATCTTGGTGCTCCAACAACAGCACCAATAGGATAATTCATGGTAGCACCAATTGATTTCTTAGTTCCTGCTCTATCCTGTATTAATATGGATATGGATTGGCCAGACATTGAATTGCCTGGCTTACCAACATTATTACTTGGGGGATTTGGATCAATGTTTGCAGGGTTAAACTTAATTCTTCCATTTATTCCTATTGACCCCTATGAGCTTCCTGATTTCACGATTCCTGATTTAAATATATTCCTAGATGGAATGTTTGATTTTGCCATAGGCTTACCATCATTCCCTGCAATAACTATTGATTTCCCAGACATATCCATCCCTCTCCCAGAGTTCAGTGGGTTTGAGCTCCCTGCAATGCCAGACTTCCCTTGGGGCGGTATGCCGGGGTTTGATCCAACAGCATTGTGTATGCTGATAGCAACATTGATTGCTCTACCATTCCTAATTATTCAATGGATACTTGATAGTATTTTTGCTTTGGAATTAGACATTCCTGATTTTGATTTTATATATGACCTGTTAATTGATTTAGGGTTACATGTTGGATTTTCATTACCAACTATGGAGCTTTTTTCAGGATGTTTTGTAACAGGTATTGTTAGCATGATTAACGAAGTGTTGGGATTATAAAATGGCTAATGACATCTATCTTGATCCAATAACACATGACATATTGCTCATCAATGGTCAAATGGCTTTATGTACAGAGTTTAAAGACCTCACTCGACAGAGGGTGGCCATCACATTAAAAACATTCCTTGGTGAGTGGTTTGCTAATACAGGATTTGGTGTTCCTTATTTTCAAACAATTTATGGTAAGAATACAAAAACTGCTTCTGATATAGCTATTAAATCTGCTATTCAAAGTGTTGAAGGTGTAGAAGAATTATTATCCTTTGAATCCACACTTGATTCCACTACTAGAAAATTAACAGTATTGTTTAAAGCTCGTTGCACAGATGGTGTGATTATTGAGCAGGAGATAAATCTATAATGGCTCTTCCTATTACAGGATTAAGTGTTCCAACATTTGAGGACACATTGTCAAATGTTATCCTTTCTAACCAAGAGTTGATAAGCTCTTCAATAGCTATAAATGAAGATACATTGCTTGGTCAATTGAATCTGATTATGTCTTCAAGGATAGCTCTTGCTAATGAGGGGTTACAAGATGTTTATGATCAAAGAAATTTAGATGTTGCTGAAGGAAAAGCCCTTGATGATAATGTTTCATGGCTTGGTATAAAGAGGCAGGGTTCTTATCCTACAAATGGTGAGCAATGGTTTGTGGGTGTTGATGGAACAATTCTTCCAAGTGGAGCGATGGTTCGTAATTCCGGCACTGGTGACCTATACACATTGGATACATCTATAACCATATCTAAATTGGCATGTAAATCCATAACTATTAGTGTTAAGAGTGTCACTAACTCTGTTGATTATACAATCACATTGAATAGCACAGCCATCACCTACACGTCTGATTCATCTGCTACATCACAAGAGATAATTACAGGCATTGTTGATGCAATTAATGCTGAAGTAGGTATTGTTTGTTCTGCTGTAGATAATGGTGATATTACACTAATAATAACATCAGATGATTCTTCTGATTTTGTTTATGTTAATGATCCTAAATTAAAAATTAATGAAGTGGTAAGTGCAGGAAATATCTCCTGTAGTGCTACTGGCGTTATACAAGCTCCCTCGTTTGCTGTTGATACAATCATCACTCCTGTAAGCGGTTTAACATCAACTTATAATCCACTAGCATTAATATCAGGGAGAGATGTTGAAACTGATGTGGAGCTTCGTGCTAGGGCAAAGCTTACCAACTCTGTAAGAGGTAAGGCAACCCCTGAAGCAATACGTGCAAGTGTTCTCAACGTTGATGGTGTTGTATCTGTTGTTGTAAATCAACAATATGTATCAATGGGTGAGAATATTAATGGTCAACCTGCTGGAAGCATACAGCTCACTGTTGAAGGTGGGGACATTAACAATGATATAGCTCAATCAATCTTTGACAGTGCTGCTGCTGGTGTTGAGGTGTGGGCTGTAGATGATTCCTCATTAGAGTCTGGTGATGCTGTAGATGAATATGGTGGCACACATATTGTTGAATGGAATAGACCAATTGCTTATCCACTAAATATCACTATTACTTATTATGTTTATGATACGTTGGTTTACCCAACACTAGATGAAACAGCACAAGATGCTATTGCTGCTGCTGTTGTTGCATTTGGTAATAAACTTAATTCTGGTGAAGATGTTTATGCCTCTGAGTTTGAAGGTAGTGTTTATTCTGCTGTAGGTGGTATTTATAGGGTTTATATAGAGATAGAAGACCCATTAGACCCAATGATTATCTGTGATAGTAATACAAATGATTTCATCACAATTGATGCTTCTGAAAAGGCGTATTTTGGAATTGATAGTGTATTCATTACAAACTTGACATAAGGTGTAAAATGGTTGATATAGTAAAAATAGACCATGTCTCTGATGGATTAGCACAGCTTCCCTCACAATGGGATAATAGCCCTAATGTTAGAGGGATGTTAACAAGCTGGTTAAGGCCTCTCAATGATTTTGAGGATAGTCTTATAGATGTCAGAGATGGATTTAATGTCTTCACAGCTTATGGTTATCAGCTTGATATTATAGCCACCTACTTTGATATTTACAGACGCGGGATGTCTGATGATGATTTAAGAAAGCAAATATTAAGTGCTATCACTGTAGGTAATGGTAGTGGCACTATCCCAGAGATGATGTCTCTATTCAGCTCTATAGCAAATGCTCCCACTGTTAAATACTGGTTACATCCTCCATTATCCTTCACTCTTCTTGCTGTTGGTGGAAATGAAGGGGGGAGTAAAGATGCTAGTTATTTAGATATTGCTAAAGCTGCTGGTACAGAGTTTGCTGCTATCATGTATGACCCTTATCAATATTGTTGGTATGGATTTGAAGCAAGGATACAACAGGATCAACTTGTTGATGATCTTGGTAATGATCTTATTGATGACCTTGGTAATAAGCTTGTTGCTAACATTATTGTTGATGGTGTGCAGAATGATTCAAAGTGTTATTCATTTATTGACTCTTCTGAGATTGGTGTCAGGTATAGTTGGCTTGCTGAGTCATCTGTAATAGACAACACTGAAATTACCTATGGTGGAAATGGTTTTGTTAAGTGGGCAGAAGATCGGGAGATTGATCCTGTAACTGGTTCACAAAATAAAGCAAGACCACCTCTACAAATTGCTAACTCAGGTATGAAAGCTGACCAACCAATGTCAAGGCAATATTTTAATTGGTTGATAGCCAATATTGACGAATGGCTCTACCATTTTTCAAATAGAACTGCTGTTGGAACAATTAAAATGACAACATTGAATTATGGTGGGTCAACAGAGGAATATGAACTTATGTATGGTGGTACATGGGTAACACATGGTTCTGCTACATTTTGTGGTGAGACTGTGTATGTTTTTGAGAGGACGGCATAATGACAAGACCAACAGAATATCCATATTGGGCAACCATATTAGAAAATGATCCAGTAACTGGTACACCCAATAGAGAAGTTCCTTCTCTTGAAAAACAAAATTATGGACAACGAGCAAATAAGAATACCCGAAGACAAGATATTAACTACCTGTTTAATAGAATTAGAGAGCATATTCAATTTTTTGATGAACAAGATGTAGGTGGTAATATCTATATTCATGCTGCCGCATCAGCTCCAACATTGCTTGAGTTAGCAGATAGGTTTGGTGGAGTATGGGAGTACATTGATGGTGCTACAGGGGCAGATACTCTTGCTGGACAGAATGTGATTGTATACAAACGCACTGATGGGATACCAGAATAATGACTGATATAAATATAGCCTCGCTACCAGATGCTGGTGCATTTGATGATGCTGACATCTTCCACTTGAGTCAGACAGGTAGTGATAAAAAGACAGTGTTGAGTGATTTAGATCAACGATTCTCCAAAGTTGATATTTATGGATTGATAGAAACTGTTATCCCTACAACAGATATGTTTGTTGCTGTAGGTGTTGATGGGACAATTGAAAACAACAAGAAAGTGTCATTAGAGAATATTGGTGAGCTTGTTCAGGATGATTCACTGTTTGCTGATGATGATGATGTTGATTCAAGTGATGCGGTTCCTTTCAGGAAAGATGGTGCTGCTACATTAAGTCAATGTACTGTGAGTGCCTTGGCTAAAAGAGTTATGTCATTCCCTGACTTACCAAACTCTCTCACAGCAGCTACTGTAGTGGATACAGATTATGGTGTTATATATGACACCAGTGCCACTGTTCCAAAGAAGATTAATATTGCAGAATACAGGCAGTCAATGCTTAATCCCGCAACCCTCTCTGCGTTAACTTCCCCTGCAAATGCTGATGTGTTGTATTTATATGATGATTCAGCCACTGAAGCTAAGAAGATTACTTATTCAAATTTATTTGATGCTATCACCAATAGCCTCCCTTTTGATGATAGGTTAAGTTCAACTTCAGCAGATACAGCTAATGGGTTGATTGATTTTGCTGCTGGTATTAAAACAAATACGATTGTTCCCTCTTCTGGTACAGACATCACTGTCACTGCAAAGCTTATTGTCAATAGTGAAATAGCATCAGCATTGGGTAATTTTACAAATGTAAAAGGGAAGGTGTTGGGAGCTTACGGAAATTCAAGCTCTTTATATATCACCAGTATAGCATCTGGTAGTAAATTCACCATCAAGGCAAATGAATTCACACCTATTGATGACAACACAACAGACCTCGGTACATCAAGCTTAAAATATAAAGCATTGTATGCAAACACTGTGGACACTGCTGCATTAACTGCATCAACAAGTGCAGCATTGCCTGAGTCATCAACCATCCATAATGGTGTTGGTCAAACAGCAATTCTTGCTGCTGGTAAGTTTAATAAGGTGTTGCTTCCAGCAAGCACAGAAACAAGTATTGGTGCAATAGAGTTATCCACTCTTGCTGAATTACAAGCTAATTCACCATCTGCATTATCTCAAGCAATCACTGCTGGATTATTAGCTCAGTGTGTTACATCTAATGTTAATGTTATTTCAGGTGAAACTGTTTATAGCTGGAGCTTTAAGCTTGGTGGACTATTAATAAATGTTGGTAGATGGATGACCCCCACTAATCCATTAACCCCTTCAAAAATTGTGTCATTTGGGGCATTAGACCTACCTGAGTTTGCCGATGGGAACTATGCTCTTATCACTGATGCATCACCCGGTGGTTATAACGTTAGTGGTTATACATCAGTTTCAGAGACGGGGTTTACAATGAGCTGTGGATATATTTCTGGTGGTGGCGGTGTGACATCAATGTCATTTATTGCCATAGGTAATGCTTAATTTATAAATGGTGAACACAAATGGCATTTGATCCTGTAACAGCAGTGTTGGATATTGGTGGGAAAATAATTGATAAGGTTTTCCCAGACCCCACCCAACGTGATGCTGCTAAATTAGCATTAATTAAAGAAGAACGAGAAGGGAGGCTTGATGAAGTTAAGACACAAATGAGTGTTATGCTTGCTGAAGCTCAATCTTCTGATCCATACACAAGTAGGGCAAGACCTTCATTCTTGTATGTTGTTTATATCCTAATGTTATCTGCCCTACCAATGGGCATATTACATGCAGTAAGTCCTGAAATGGCGTCCAATGTCTCAATTGGCGCTCAATTATGGTTTGCTGCAATCCCTGAGTCAATCATTGATATGTTTACCATTGTAATGATGGGGTATATTGGTGGTAGATCATTTGAGAAAGTGAAAGGGGTTGCTAAATAGCCCCTCTCTATAACCTGTAGCTAAATAAGCTGCTTTCATCAACCATCCAACAGTAGAGACTTGAGTTGTGGGTGAAATACAAATAATTGTTGTACAATATGGTGGAATTCTACTGAGTGCTGTTGCTACAGCCATGGCAGCATACCACTTTAAAGGGAAGGATGCCCTTAAGGAGCAAGTCTCTAAGCTCGTTAATCAAATGGGCAGTAATTCGCAGGAAATTGCAATGTTAAAAACACAAACAGCAGGGGACCGTGAGCTACTAAAACAACAGCTTGTAAGCTTGGATGCAGAACTCAAGGATGTTAAGAGGTCAATGCGAGATGATACAAATGAGATTAAAGGGGCTATTTCCCTCATATCTCAAAGCATGACAGCTTTGGTTGAAAAGCAGGGAGAATTATCAGGAACGTTATCTGCTGTATTACATGAGCGAGGAAATAGCTATGACTAATAAGCAAGACATGCCTCCAAACCTCATACAATTGATTCTAAGCCGCTTTGTGGATATTAGGAGACCTGTAGGGTCAACCAATGTTACAACAGCTCTAGGAGCAAGCCTAATGAGCCTAGCACTTGTATTATCACAGCAACCTGATATGATAATGCAGGGCACAGGATTTGTCATTGGTACAGTGGGATTCATCATGACATTGTACAAAGGAAAGAATCAACCAGAATAAACATTACAGAAATGTAATGAACATATAACACATGAGCCTCGTCACTTAATTGTGATGGGGCTTTTTTATACCTGTAATTTGTGAAATATTAATATATTCAATAGTTTAGCATATAAAAGTGCATGAATTTTACATAGGGATATAGCATCTCTTTGTATAACACCCTATATGCACCCTTGACACAATCACATATCAAGGTTACAATTACCAAACTAATTAATAACAAAGGAGAAGTAAATGAGTGTAAAGTTTCTAGTTGTAGTTAATGATGGAAAGCGTGAGCAAGTATATAAAGGTATTAATGCTCCAGATATGTCATCAGCTTTAGATATTGCTGTTGATAAGCATTTAAAGCAATTTCCTAATGTGGATAGGGAAGACATTGAAGCAACAAGTTGTAAGATGGCACAATGATTATGATATATAATTATGAAGAATTAAGAGAATTATCAGCAATATCATTAGGCTGGGGTAATTATCCTCCTAAATGGAACCCCATTGAAAATGATAGTGATTGTTGTTGTTTAATTGATAATTTAGGTATTGAATTTAGGTGGATGTTGAATTATGTTGAAGCAAGTTGTGCTGATACTTCAATTGATTATCTAATTGGGAGGGTTTTTTATAGTGATTGTAATACGATTAGTGAAGCGCGCAGACTTGCTGTTGTTAGAATAGCTGCTGAGATTGGTAAGAATAAATATGATTGCTGAACTTCTGCAAAGGCAGATAGGTAATGAAATTAAGTGGCTATTTAAGGAAGATGTAACACCTGAATTCTTGAAACATTTCTTTAGTGATGTGTTATCAGAAGAAGATGTTAATGATTATTCTTCTATAGCTATGTTTCTTGCTATGACAAGTGAATTTGTGTATGTGCAGCTACAATGGGTGGATAACAGTGGTAATAATGATGTCAGAGAATATCGTGTTCCGTATGAGGCATATAATAATTGGTGTAGGGGGATTGTGAAGAATGAGTGATGACAAGTTCATTGTTGAAAGACATGGTGTTGAAGTTGATCTCTCGTATGAACATTCTACAGTTTGTCCAAGATGTGCAAAGAATGGTAGAGATACATCTGGTGATAATTTCCACGTATATGGGTTAGACAAGAATGGTAAGTATTTAGGTGGTCATCGTAAATTTTGGATCATAAAACACAGAATATTTATCATTGGATTTACCGTATGTTCCATTGAGTGCAAGTTTTAACATTGCATTCTCAGGAGTTCCTTTACCAAATGATTTACGTTGTTCATACATGTCTTGATAAATATCACAAAACTTCTCACCAAGATGTGCAGGAAACACTCTGTTGCTAATGGCAATGTTCGGGTACATAGAACTTAAATCATCATGTATACCAAAAAGTGTCTGAAAGTCAGTGCTACTCATTTCAAATGCACTTGTCGGTCAATAACAAGAGCCAATCTATCTTTGTGCCTTGTCCAAAGCAACGGGCATCATCTCACAACCCCAGCAGCAACAGCCATAGCCTTCATCCCCATCTCTATCTTTATGCCTTGCCCCACGACTGTGGCA